GATCAAACTGCCGTTCGCAGGAATCAAAGGTGAAACAGATTCTAGACCAGTGCAGGTGCAGGTACCGTGTATGGAAATGTACGGAAAAACTTGTCCAGTACTAACGGAAGTTAGACCATGGTTCAAAGATAAAAGCATGGAAGACATGGGTAGAAAATATTGGAAAAAGAAAAGTTATATTTTCCAAGGTTTCGTCACAACAAATCCGTTAGCGGAAGACTCATCACCAGAGAACCCAATTAGAAGATTTATAATTGGTCCTCAAATTTTTAACATCATTAGAAGTGCATTACTTGATCCAGAGATGGAAGAAATGCCAACTGATTATGTAAAAGGTGTTGATTTTAGAATTAACAAAACTACTAAAGGTGGTTATGCAGACTACTCGACATCTAAATGGTCACGAAGAGAACGTGCATTAGATGAGGCAGAAAGAGCCGCGATCGATACAAACGGTTTGTTTAACTTGTCTGACTTTAGACCAAAAGAACCAACAGAAGCAGAAGTAAAAATAATTAAAGAATTATTTGAGAAATCTGTAGAAGGTGAGGCTTATGATCTAGAGAAGTACGGACAGTACTTCAGACCAGCAGGTATGAGTGCTAGACAAGTGTCTGTACCAACAGCGGCTAGACCAGTAGCAACAGAGAAAACATCAGATATTCCAAATTCTGAGGTTGCTCCGGCAGAAGTAAAAACTATGCCAGCTACAGAAACAGCACCTTCAGTAACTCCAACAGCACAACCGTCAGGTGATAGTGCCAAAAGAGCAGAAGATATCTTGAAGTTAATTAGATCAAGACAAGCAAAGTAAACTAAAGAATGTTGTACGAGATAGATGGAAAACCCGCATTTCGTATAGATCTTTACAATCACTCTGTTGCCAACAAATGGAAAGAATTAATATCTAACATTTATGTTGGCGACGGAGATGACATAGATCATATTCGAACATTTTTTCCATTTAGAAGTACAGCCGATAAAAAAGAAATGCTTTTAAATGCAATAGAATCTATCAACAGTTTCCTCAAAAAAGAACTAATTGTTCTGCCCGATGTGATAGATTGGAATGGACAAGAAATTTACAATACACTTCACGTTGCGTTTGAGAAATTATCGGGTGAGTTTGACAACCCAACAAAGTTAATGAAGATTGCACCAATGCATATAAAAGAAAAAATTAGAGATATTAATTACTGTGTACATGGTTTAGAGCATGATAAAAAACAAGAAAGCATGAATCTATTAAACTTACAATGGACAAAAAAAAGGGAAACGGTAGAAAGAATTAAACTAGAAAAGAATGAATACAGCCATATACAATTCAACCAAAATGAAAACGAAGCATACTTGGCCTATAACGAACTAGGAAAAAATTACATTGATCTCTGGAAAGATAATTTACCAATAACGTATGAAGCGTCAAAAAATAATCACTACATAGGACCGGATATTGTAATTTCGTTTGAAAAAAAAGAAAATATTTTTGAACAAGGATTTATAGATTGGTGTAAAGAAAATGATATAGATCCCTATAACAAAACACACGGAATAGGATTATTGCCAATTGGTAAAGTAGAAAAAATAGGCATAGAACATTTGACAAAAGACAGCAAGGCAAATATAATAATAGAAAGGAACTAAAAAAATGACAAAAGTATTTGATGCAACAAAATTTAGAAAAAGTATAACAAAGTCTATACAAGGATTAGGTATAGGATTCAGTGATCCAACTGACTGGATATCAACAGGAAATTACGCATTGAACTATTTAATGACCAGTGATTTCAACAAAGGAATTCCGCTAGGTAAAGTGACTGTACTTGCAGGTGAATCGGGAGCAGGTAAAAGTTACATAGCATCAGGAAACATTATCAAGAATGCACAAGAACAAGGCATCTTCGTTATATTAATTGACACAGAGAACGCACTTGACGAGCAATGGCTACAAGCATTGAAAGTGGACACATCCGAAGACAAACTTCTAAAATTAAGTATGTCTATGGTTGATGATGTTGCAAAAACTGTTTCAGAGTTTATGAAAGGCTACAAAGAGCAACACGCAGACAACAAAGAAGGTGCACCTAAAGTGCTATTTGTTATAGACAGTTTGGGTATGATGCTTACACCAACAGACGTAAATCAGTTTGAAGCAGGTGATATGAAAGGTGACTTGGGTAGAAAGCCTAAGGCCTTGACAGCACTTGTAAGAAACTGTGTTAACATGTTTGGAAGTTGGAATGTAGGACTTATTGCTACCAATCACACATATGCATCGCAGGATATGTTTGACCCAGATGACAAGATATCAGGTGGACAAGGATTTATCTATGCATCAAGCATTGTTATTGCTATGAAGAAATTAAAACTTAAAGAAGATGAAAAAGGTAATAAAGTCACAGATGTAAGAGGAATTAGAGCCGCTTGTAAAGTTATGAAAACAAGATATGCTAAACCTTTTGAAAGTGTACAAGTAAAAATTCCATATGATACAGGAATGGATCCATATAGTGGGTTAGTAGACTTGTTTGAGAAAAAAGGAGTTTTAGTACAACAAGGTAATAGATTAAAATATGTAGACTCAACAGGAAAAGAATACATAGAATTCCGTAAGGCTTGGGTTGGACCTAAATTAGATATGCTTATGTCTGATTTTGATAAATTATCTGCAACAACAGAAGATGTTGATAAAGATAACGAACAACCAGAGGAATAAGCATGGCCGAAATGACACACGAGGATATTGAACGTATTTGGAATGCGTTTACACATTATCTACCGGATAGAGCAAAAACAGATGCCGCTGTTGATTTTATTAATACACTAAAAGATTTAGATGTAGAGCAGGACGAAATAATAGCATCATCGGATTACGATCCTAAACTGGAAGAAGCAGTACAATCTGTGTTTCCAGATGACGACAGTGATTCTGAGGATGAATACAACACATACGGTGATGAGTAATGGTTAACTGGTATACAGAAGTTAGTAAAAATTTAGATAAGATACCCGACTGTATAGCATACTTTGATAATGAACATAAGGAAGCCAAAAAAGAATGTTACATTTTTGGCAATCTTGAAAAAGCTTCAGCATCTATGCCAGGAATAGTTGAACACAGATTCAATCAATTACAACAAATAGAAGCTATACTAAAATATCTTAATATAGAACAAAGAAGACTTAGATCAAAAACATTCGTAAGATTCTTTGAAAATTACAATAGAGCATTGACTAGTAGAGATGCAGAAAAATATGTCGACGGAGATTCAGATGTTGTTGACATGGCAAAAATAATAAATGACTTTGCTTTATTAAGAAACCAATGGCTAGGCATCACGAAGGGACTTGATCAGAAACAATGGCAAATTACAAATATTGTAAAACTGAGAGTCGCGGGTATGGAAGATGCTACAATCAAATAGAATAATACTAACAGACGTAGACGGCGTACTGTTAGAATGGGAACACCATTTCACAAAATGGATGTTGCATCGCACACTGTTTGACGAAAGAGGTGCAAGATATCACCCACATAGACTTTTACCAGACAAACAAAACACATACGAAATGGCAGAAAGGTTCGGAGTAACTAAAAACGAAATTAGAAAAGAAATAAGAGAGTTCAATAGAAGTGCGTGGATGGGAACACAAAGGCCTATGTTGGAATCACAAACATGGGTAAAGTTACTGTGTGCGGAGGGATGGACATTCATTCCTATCACATCGCAAACATCAGACATACCGGCACAAGAATTACGTAAAAGAAGAATGGGAGAATTATTTGGAGATCATGTATTCACAAATTATCACATATTAGGCACAGGGGCTGACAAAGATTCGGCGTTAGCGGAGTTTCATGATACCGGACTATATTGGGTCGAGGACAAGCCAAAGAACGCACTAGCCGGGCTCAAATACGGTTTAAAGCCTATATTAATAGACCATCCTTACAATCGAGACTTTGAACATCCAGACGTTATTCGCGTAAATAATTGGCAAGACATTCATAAATTGTTATCGGGAAGAACATGAAAATATACGTAGGTTGGGACTCAAGAGAAGACATAGCATATCAGGTGTGCGAACATTCAATCAAACGTAGAGACCCGTCTGCCGAAGTTATTCCATTAAAACAAAATGATATGCGAGCTCAAGGAATATACACTCGTGAACGAGACAAACTCGCAACAACAGAATTTACATTTACAAGATTTTTTGTACCTTATCTAAACGACTATAAAGGGTGGGCAGTGTTTTGTGACTGCGATTTCCTATGGAAGATACCAAGTCATATGCTTACGAAATATATGGATCCTAGCAAGGCAGTGGTCTGTGTACAGCACGACTATACACCCAAAGAAACTACCAAAATGGACGGACAAGTGCAAACAGTTTATCCAAGAAAAAATTGGTCCAGTATGGTGCTTTGGAATTGCGAACATCCTAAAAATAAGATACTGACACCCGAATTCTTAAACGAACAAACTCCTAAATATCTGCACAGATTTTCTTGGCTTGAAGATTCCGACATAGGATCATTACCACACAATTATAATTGGTTAGTTGGATGGTATAGAGAACCTGAGGACGGATCGCCTAGAATATTGCACTATACTGAGGGAGGTCCGTGGTTCGATGGATATAGAAATTGTGAGTACTCCGATGAATGGAAGAAGGAAGCAATAAATCTATTCAGCGCCTAATATTATGATAGGTGATTATTTTGTAAACAAATGTTTGACAACAGATACTGGTATAGAC